GCTAGGGTTGCCAGTTTCTCGGCTAGTGTATGTATATTCTAGAAACTCAGGGAGGTTGCTTGCGAGAACGAGAAGTGATCCAAATGGGCGCTATAAGCTATATGTACCTCATGATATGGCTTATACCATAATCTCAAAAGATCCAAACCGAAAATTTAACGCAGTCATTCAAGATAACGTGGTGCCAAAATGAGTAAAACTTCAATCAATGCTCGGCTTGCCATGATTCAAGCCTTTGCAAATTTCATGGATAGCGGTAGCCAAAGTGCTACCGTTACTTTTTATGAAGGTGTGCAGCCTACCAGTCCTGCTATTGCAGCAGATTCAAACAATGCTTTGGTCACTTTAGTATTTCCTGAGCCGTGTATTAAAGAAATTACAGCCACCTATGTTGAGTTACATCCAACCGACACTACCAACGTCATTAAGAGCGGAACGGCCAGTTGGGCGCGCATCTACAATGGGGCTGGTGAAGTTGCTGCCGATCTGACCGTGGGTTCTGATATTACGCTGGCCAATACCAGTTTAGTTGTGGGCGGCACACTGTTTATCCAGTCCATCAAATTAAGACCTTAACTTTAAAAGGGTGCTCATGTGGATTTTAAAAATAAGCTCGGCACCGTTGATGCGCACAACCTAAACCTGAATTTCAGGCCCGACAATACCGACAGTCACAACATCATTCTCAATTTTGAGCACCTGGCCGATGGCTCGACCAATCTTAATTTTGGGGATGATGTTTCTGCGGTTATCGACACTGTTTTAGAAACTGATATTAGTTTTGAAATCACAGCGATCTATGCTGACAGCGGGGTAAACACTGCAGTTATAGATACGGTATTCAACACTGAATTTAGCTTTGAAGTTGTCGCAGTCTTTAAAGAAAATACCGATGTCATCGGGCAAATTGATACTGTCTTAGACACTAGTTTTAGCTTTGAGATTGTTGCAGAGTTCGCTGAAAACCTATGCACGATTGATACAGTTTTAGACACCGCTTTTCAATTTCAGATTGATGCGGTATTCGATATTAATCACATCGTCGGTGTGTCTTATGCGTTTGATGCGGGTTATCAAAGGGCAATCGCTGCGCTAAGTGTCACGGCAATACCATGGGCCAAGCCAATTTTAAGAGTCTCAAATGAGGCTCTTTTTTATGACCAGGGCTTAGTGCTGACTCAGCAGGCGTTTACCGGTTTTGAAAAGGCCGACTCACTAGCACGTGCAGTCCGCGCAGAACATGAGAAAGCCACAGGCTTAAGCACTGATGCGTATGTGATCTGGGAAGAAGCAGATAAGCGTTTCATTCACCAGCGTTATCTGCATGACGAAACGATCAAGCTGCGACACAACCGGGAAACCGTGTGGCAGGAAATGATCCGCCGGCGTAAAACACTGACCTATTCCCATGAGGTGGCCCAGGTCTTTCAAAAACGCTTTGGCTATGATTGGGATAAAGGGCTTGAGCTGCTCACATACGACAGTATTGTCTGGGAAAAAGCTAAGGCTATTCATTATCGCAAGCATTCAATTCAGCCTTGGCCAAAACCCGAATTGCCAGAATATGAAGGTACTGGTGATTTAAATTTTATCTGCTTATGTCATGACGTTGACTCACACAACGTTGTTTTAAACTTTGGGGTAGATGGTTGCATACCAGCTCTACCGAATCAAAACTGGTGGTATGTCGTGAATACATTACAAGTGACCCGGCTTGATACCGGTCAAGAGATTATTGTGCGGGATGGTAGTTATAACAGCAGCCGGGGTAGCTGGTGCTGGTCATATAGTTTGACTGTGCCGGCATCGGAAATGGCAAAGCTTGAATCGACCGGTCCAGTCATACTGAAAATTTTAGTGAACGGCAATGAACACCACATGCTCTATGAAGAGCATACCCGCACGCGCCGTTTTGCTGAAGAGTTTTACACGCTGACCGGTCGTAGCCAGACCGCGTTATTAAGCAGTGACTATGCACCGCTTCGCTCATATTTACAGGAGAATGAACGCACCAGCGTGCAGCTTGTGCAGGCAGAACTAGACCGGGTGAGTAGCAGCATTGTCTTGAACTGGCAATTGATTGATGCGCTGGGCTGGATCGTTGAAACAGAGAGCTTGAGTTATACCAATCTAGCGCCAATTGATGCAATCAAGATGGTGGCCGAGGCTGGCGGCGGCTTTGTATATAGTGAACAGGGCAGCAATACGTTGTCGATTAAGCCGCTCTACAAAAAAGCCTTCTGGGATGCTCTAACGGTTGATGATTACGACCGTTTATTACCTGAAAGCCTGGTCTTGCAGCACTCTGAGAGCTTTGAGGATCTGCGCGACTATAACGCGATTACGCTGACCAACCCTAGAAACGGAAACATTGGCCAAGTTAAACGTGCTGGTACGGCTGGTGATGTGTTGTTAGAGCCGGTCAGCAATCCGATGTTTAACCCGGTGAGTATGGGTAGTTTTGGTAAATCGAAACTGGCCAGAGCCGCCCGAGTTGAGCAGCATTCCTTTACTGCACCCATTCATGCCGATTTCAATGAATGTCAGCCGGGGGAAATTTTGGCCTTTAATGCTGAATTCTGGGGGATTGTGGACAGCGTAAATGTGGCATTTAGCCATGCAGAAGTGACACAGACAGTCAAAGTGGAGCGTGTGAATCGTGAACCTACTCCAACAGTTCCGTGATTTGATGAATCCGCAGCATGCTGAGTACATTGGCACCATTACTAGCGTGAGCCACCCAAACTATAAGGTTTTGGTTGATGATGGCTCAGGTTTGGTCATGTGTACCAGCAATGTTGCATACAATTTAGGGCAGAAAGTTTTTATAGCGGGAGGGGAAATTAAGCGACCAGCACCGACCGGATCAGTCACACAGATTGAAGTTTAGAATTAAAGATGAGCACCCGAAAGGGTGTTTTTTATTGCCAAAAATAGGGGGCGCAAGTGAATGAACCAAGTGCATCACTTTGGAAAAAATTGAATGAAGTTACAGATAAGCTGCAGCGAGTATCTGAACAACTAATTGAAGCAAACGCAATTAATAGAAGTTACCACCAAGCCTTGGAACAACAGCGGATCAAAGTGGAAGCACTAGAAGTGCAAAATCACAGAGATCAGGGTGCTATTTCAATGCTTAAGTGGGGCTTGGGGATTGTTATCAGTATCGCCATTTCAGGCGGCAGCTGGACAATCAATTCAATTAATCAACTCAAGCAAGATGTCGCAATTATTCAAGTCAATCGAGAGGATATAAAAAGTGGAACAAAATCGAATTAATCCCTGGAGTTTTCTTCAGGTCAAGCTCCCAACATGGGGGCTTTTTTTATTAGGGGCATTACCAATTTTGATTCAATTGGGATTGGATAAGCAATGGATCCCAATTGAATATCATGCGCTGATCTTGTCTCTGGTTCTGCCAGTTTTGCGAGAGATCGGTAAACGCATTCCTCAGCCTGAATTACACGAGCCATTGCTTGATGAATTCTCCATTCAACCTTTGGCAAAAATACCAACAAATGATTTGGCGTGGATGGTGGAAGCCAAGAAGCATATTGGTTTGCGTGAAAACACCAGTAAAACAGCACATAACCCTGTTATTTTGAAATGGCTTAAATCATTGGGTGCATGGTGGTCAGAAGATGAAACACCATGGTGTGGTGTATTTGTGGCGCATTGTCTGCGGATTGCAGGTGTGAAGTATCCAAAACACTGGTACCGAGCATTGGACTATGTGAATTATGGTACCAAGCTAACAAAGCCTGCTTATGGTTGTGTAGCGATCAAAACACGCAAGGGCGGTGGTCATGTTTGTTTTGTGGTGGGTCGAGATAGCAAAACTGGTAAGTTGGTGTGTTTAGGTGGAAACCAAGGTAATGCTGTGTCGTATGCACTGTATGCTGAATCTGAATTTCAGGAATTCCGCTGGTATGGAATGACTTCACAGCCAGCATCTCATCGCTATAACTTGCCAATTATGCAAGGTGTGACAGCAACACAGGTATCAGAAGCTTAAACGTATAAAAAAGCCCGCTAAGTGAACTGCCCCCGAAAGTTGGACATTATTTAGACCAACTAAAGGGGCTTTTCTTTCTGAATTAAACCGCTTACTTTTTAATATTGTTTAAAATTTTTAAATCTAATTTGAAGTTTACTGCTTTACCTAAGCGTGCAGAATTTCTCATTTGATAAATTTGAATAGTATAAACACCAGTTTCAGGCAAAATAATTTCACCTGTAGAGTCTGGTGATGTTGAACCAATATAGATTGCTTCTGCTTTACCTGGTTTATCTCCGGGTGCATAGACATTAACGTAAGCCAAATCCCTTGTGCTCAAAATATTAAATTTTAAAATTTGTCCACGCTGGGCACGTACAGTGTATCGTGCATCATCATACCCTTTAAAATTTCCCTTAACTTCTGTGCCATAAGTGCCTTTTTTAAAGACCACAGGCGTTTCAACAGGTTTTGCAAATGCATGAATTGCACCAAAGGAACAGGCAACCAACACCAACACAGCAACTTTCAATATTTTTTTCATAACAATGTCCAGTATATTTAAAGATATCAACTTCTAGATCGGTTTAATGAATAATTTATAAATACCGCTTACATAGAGTCAGAAATTCTTCCAACTTTTCAGGGTCAGATTCTTCCGTATTTGCGAATACACGCTCTTTCAGATAGCTCTCAATCAAATGGCGCATAAGCCCATTTACTGCGCCGTCAACCGCTGCAACCTGTTGTAAAATTTCAGTACAAGTAGCATCACTATCCGCTAGGCGACTTTGAATCGCATTAATTTGCCCCTCAATTCTTCTCACTCTGGTTAAAGTGCTTTTAGATCTCATTTCAATTTATAAACTTAAGTCTTATCAAACTAACTTTTAAGATATATAAAAATATCTAAAAGAAATATTGAAATTTGTTCAATTTGTGTTGAGAAGTTTTAAATACACATAAAATACAAAGATTTACACCCACCCATAAAGGTTAACTAAACCCACTTAAATTTACTAAACGGTTAATTTTTAGTTTATTTACAAAAAACAGAGTTCTTTTTACTGTGTAAAAATGGATAGGGGGCTGTTTGGTTGACAAATTTGGATTTTAGTCCTTTCGGGTAATGTCTATGCGATTTGGCATGTTTGATGTTGACTATGTCATTTATATAGTTGGCGTAAAACGATGTAGCATTCAATAGGAGTTATGACAAGAGCAAAAAAATAATACTATGATTGAAATGATAACTTATTATATGATTGATAAATAATGACATTGACTCTCATTTGAGGGAAAGCATAATAGATCATCAAATCACTTGCCAAAACTTTGTGCATTGTGATTCGAGTATAATCAAATTGTGAGAATCATAATGATTTTTTTAAAAAATTCTAATTTTATTGGGGTGCACTCAGATAAAAGTGTTACTGAGATTTCTTATGCGAAAAGAATGACAATCCTTACTGGCTACAATGGTGCAGGTAAGTCGACAATACTTAATGGTATATTTTTGGCATTAGACGGTGTTGGTCAAAAAGTTCAGCGCCCACTCTTCTCAGCAAGAAAAGATTGGGGCGTTGAATTAACTTTATTAGATGATAAATTCTATGAAAATTATAAAGACTCTATTCCAGGTATTATCACCCCAAATAGCAAAGTAAAAATAACTATAAAAAATATTATTACAAAGCAATATGATTTTGAAAGTGTCCAACGAGTTTCACAAAAGGTTTCAGGTAAAGAAAACTTGGGTATCAAAGAGTATTATGATTATTTGGTAAAGGAGTTAAGCAGCAATCAAGAGTCAGCTAATATAACAAAAAAAGTTGCCAGAGAAGAAAACTCTACAAATATTTTTGCTATAAATGTAGGATTGGAAAAAACAGTGTATTCAGATGTATCACCCATTATGAATCAATACAATCAAGACTTAAAATCTAATATAAGAAAATTGTCTGCGGCATTTTATAAGGATGAGCAATTTTTTTATACAAGAGGTTTAAATACGCCTAATAATTTAAGTGGCTTAGATGTTTTTTCACAAAACAATAATTTAGATAAATCAATTTTTTTACTTTTATCAGAATTTAGAAAATGTGTTATATCTAGTGATGACTCATTATCAGAAGATTTAGCAAATGAGTATTTAAAATCAAAAGAAGATTTTAACTATTTTGATAATAATGAAATTAAATCATTTTTTAATAATCTATTATCTAAAAAAAGGTTTACAAAAGAGGCAAATGATTTTTTAGATAAAATAAATTTATTTTTTGAGCAAATCAATAAAAAAGTGCTTTTATCTGATGATGGTTTGATTTATTTTAAAGAAATAATACATAAAAGAAGTGGAGTGCAAGAGAAAGAGATACAGTGGTATGACTGTTCAAAAGGTGAAAAAAATCTCATTTGTTTACTATTAATAGTATTTTTATATAAAGACTCCAATACTATATTTATTTTTGATGAGCCAGATTTAGCTATGCATGTAGAGTGGCAGAGAATCTTGTTGAGCACTTTTCTAGAATTAGCGCCAAAATCTCAGTTCTTTATATCAACACACTCTCCAGCTCTAATTCCGCGTGATATAGAAGATGTTGGATTTATTAATGTTACAAAGTTAAAAAATAGCGTGGAGTTTGAAGAGTGAGTGACATAGCATTTGAAGAATCAAGTGAATATTATGAAAACTTTGATTACTTTACTGATCAAAAACACGTTAAAGTTTTAGTGGAAAATAAAAAAGACGTTCGGTTGTGGAGTGATGCATTTCCAGAGCAAGATAATTTGGTCTTTGATTTTGCTACCGCAATAGATATGTCAGATGAGTTAAGAATATTACCAGCTGAAGGTTGTAAGCAGTTAGAGAAAATAGGGCATTATAATTTGGGTAAATATCTCGTTGTCTGTAAAGATAGTGATTATGACTATATTGTTTTTTTGATGAACAAAGCCATTAATCCTGACCACGGTGAATATAAAAAATCAGATTATATTTTTGAAACTCTTGTACATTCTGTCGAAAGTATAGAATACCACAAAGAGTTTGTTCAAAATTTCTTCGCAAAAAAGTTGTGCATTCATAAATCCGTGATTTCAAACAAAGCACCTTGGTTAGATAGGTTTTATGCTGAATTCTCAAAAATTTTGTATAAGCCGCTTTTGCAAGCTATTTTCCATGATTTTATTTTAAAAGATAAGAATAGGGATGCAAAGTATAGCTTAATATCACTTTATAGTATTTTACAGGATATTAATAAAATTAAGCCTAATAATATTAGTTTTTTTGAGGAAAATTTCTTTTCTTGTAATGAATGGCTATCTCTAGTGCAGAAGTTACATTCGTTTGAAAATAATATTTTACAGCATTTCACTCGCTTTAATGCAATCAAAGATTTTAATAAAGTCATTGACTATATGTGTGTTCAAAATATTAATGAATCAAACTGCTATATGTTTTTTAGAGGTCACAATTTAGAAAATTTGATAAAAGATTTGCTCGCAAAATATTTTTCTAAACTATATGATAACTACATTAATACTGAGTGTGATAAATTGTTAGACCAACAAAAAATAGATAAAAGGAAGGAGCTCTTTAAGAACAAAGGAACATTCGACATAAAAAATGAACAACGAAATATTGAACTTGTTGATCATTTTAATGAAACAGTAAAATCTATATCTATTATGTATGCACAATAAAAGTCATAGCAACTAAATTTGAAACATTAAGCTGTCTCTAAAAAAAGGCCCCCTTGAGGGGCTTTTATATTACTCATTTATGGCTAAGATTTTTCTTATTTCATTTCTAAAATCATCTCTAAGTTTAATAAATTCAGCATCATTAACAAAGCCTTCATCACTAAGTTTGTTTGCCTCATCCAAATCACCCTGAATTGCCTTTTGTTCAGCAAGCAAAAACTTATCGAAAAGAAATTTCGAAAATCCAAAGCCAATAATTTCAAATATTTTTTCATCGAGATGATGAGGTAAAAAAATAGCATTTTTGTAGAATTCAATCTTAAAAGTTTCTAGTATTTCGGCAGGCTTTTTATATTTGCTCGAATCTATAATATTTGGATTCCTTCTATCCCGTATTGCTACTTCAAATTCTAAGATTAAAGTATAAAGTGAACGTAATGCTTCAGCTTGATCTTTATATACGCCTGAATATGCAATTTGTAATCTTGCATTTTGATATGACAATTCGCTTTTTAACTTTTCATTCTCTTGAGTATAGTGTGCCTTTATTCGTTCAAGTTTGGCATTAAAATTAGCTTTCTCTCGCTCTAATTGAATGTTTAAGTCCTTTTGAAGCACCAGTTCATCTTTTTTAATAAATTTTAAAATAACAAGGTTTGTTAAGTAAATCAGTACAGGAATACTAGCAAAAATACCACTATACTCTTTAAGAAAGCCCCATATATTAGAAAAAATATCCATTTAAAAAGGCCCTATTGATAATTTAGTTTGCTGATATTCATACTTATTAAATTTAAGAGTTTTAGTTAAGCTTAAAATTAATTTTCATCACTTCTTTTTTAAGTACTGACATCATGATCTTCTACAACCAACCAACCAAGACTTCTTTTACCGTTATCTACAACATCAATATGATTGTCGCCCTTAAAAACTAAAACATCTTTATTGAAAAACTTTAATGAATTCCAAAAAGAAGAGCCACTTAATACTTCTAGAGAAAGGTGAATGTCATTTTGTAGGGCAGAGAGTTCTTGTGTGTAGTCTAAATCAAGCGTATTGAGCAACTTTCCATAAACCACACGTTTTTTTCCATTTTTTAAATGAATGATTTTTACATCAGAACTGGCAGGAGCAGAACTCTCATTTCTCAAAAAGCTTTCTTCAAGTCGAGCCACAATATCCGCATTCATTGAGCGATTTAGTTCTTTAGCCGATTCGACAATTTTGTCTTTTAGCTCTTGCGTCATACGCATTTTGTATTCGACGTCTAAATTTCTAGCCATTTTTAGTTAGTTCAGTCCAAATTATTTTTATAATAATATCCCCAATGGGGATTGACAACATATATTTTGAAGAATACAGTTTAATGCATCCCCAATGGGGATAAAAAACCCCTTGCGACTCTCACATCAAACAAGGGGCTCTATCTAATTCTCTACCAGGAGAAAAGACATGATTAGTCTAACATTTAATGAAGTTAAATTTAATCCCATACAGCAAGATGGGCAAGTTTGGTTAACTGCGAGCGAATTGGCAGGGGCACTAGGTTATGTAAAATCTGATGCAGTTACTCAAGTGTATGAGCGTAATAAAGATGAGTTTACTGCATCAATGACAACGACCCTCAAAATGAGTGTCGTTAGAAAGACGGGTAAAGTGGAAATGGAAAACCGTATTTTCTCGCTTCGTGGTGCTCACCTAATTGCTATGTTTTCCAAAACAGTTATCGCTAAGCAATTCCGAAAATGGGTTTTAGATATTTTGGACAAAGCGGTAGATGCACCAGTAGCCAAAACCCACAAATCAGAGCGTGAACCACTAACCAATGCTGTGAATATGCTCGTGGCTAAAACCAAACACTTAAATTACTCAGAAGCCTATAAACTTGTGCATCAACGCTTTAATGTAGAGCATATAGAAGATATTCCATACGAGGCGATACCAGTTGCGGTGGAATACGTGCATCACTTAATAGCGTTATTTTCTCAAGCAGAGAAAAACCAAACTGCTGTTTCCGATCGGTCACGTTCAATCGCACTGCACGCGCTATGGCTCAACCACTGGTGGACAGAGTTCGGAGCCGTGATCCGTAAGATCAGCCCAGTCATGGGGCATGGTATCCACGATCATTTTAAATTTGCTGCAGAAGATGCACGGCAAATTGTAGGTAGGGAAGTCTATATGCCAATTTATGAGTTGGCGCAAAGACATGACTGGCATAAGGGCGGGATAGGCTACAAAACACTGTCAGAATGCCGCTATAGCAGTAAATATTAAAAAAAGATTTGACATGCTTTTTCTGCTGCAATTTCGATGTAAACCACATACAGTTATCAAGCATAACTGCAACACAGGTGAGCCTCTAAAGCGCTAAAATGATATCAAAATGCTCTTGCAGATTGGCCGATTCAAGAGAAATTTTGAGTCGGTTTTTAACTTTTAGTACTTGTGGATAGGTCAGTGTAAACACCATAAAAACACCATTTAATTATAAACTACTGATTCTAAAGTGGAGTTGATAAACAATGATTTTAGTGACTGGTGGTTTAGGCTTTATAGGCTCGCATATTGCATTAAGTCTGATGGCTCAAGGGCAAGAAGTCATTATTGTCGACAATTTATCCAATGCCAATTTACAAACCTTAGAACGACTTGAATATATTTCGGGCATGTATGTGCCTTTTGACAAAATTGATATCCGCAACACCCCGGCCTTAAATAAAGTCTTTGAACAGTATTCGGTCGATGCAGTGGTGCATACGGCCAGCTTTAAATCGCTGGAAGAATCGGTCCTGAAACCGCTTGAATATTATAATGATAACGTCAGCTGTATCATGAGTCTGCTGCGCGCCATGCAGCGTACCGGGGTACGTGTGCTGGCGCATTTATCCAGCCTGACCGTGTATGGCCAATCCAGCCTGCAACTGAAAGAAGATCTGCCATTTCAGTATGCCTATCCGAATCCGTATATCAAATCTCAGCAGATGGCTGAAGAAATTATTCAGGATACTTTTAAAACCGACAATGAATGGAAAATTGCCTTATTGCGTTTGGGTAATATTGCCGGTGCCTTTGAACATGGGGTTCTGGGTGAGATGGTACCGCCACTGCCAAAAAATATTGTGCCACTGGCGATGCAGGTCGGGGCGCGGCAACGCGAATTTATCGAGCTGCGTAAACAGGCCCAAACTGAAGACAAGACTGTAGAGCGTAGTTTCCTGCATGTACTGGATTGTTGTGAAGCGGTATCTTTAACCCTGCAATGGCTATTCCAGCAACAGCATGTTTGTGAAGCCTTTAATATTGCCGGCGAGGCGATTTCGATCCAGCAGCTGTTAAATGAAATTTCGAGCGTCACCGGCACTGAAATTAAAACGGTCGATGCTGATGTATATCCCTATGCTGAACTGGATCAGGTCGCGGCCGATATTAGTAAAGCCAAAGAGGTACTAGGCTGGCAACCGAAACGCTCGATTCAGCAGATGCTGGAAGATGAATGGCGCTTTTATCAGCACACCTTGCGCGGGCAATGATAAATTTAATCATGATAATAATTATCATTTACAATTTTATCCGCCTGACCTAAGATGAATATATTCGCCATAGCCGCTGCATCAGGGCAGCGTTATAACAGCATTGAGAACAGCAAGAATAGATAGAGGTTGAGTATGCAAACACGTATCGAACACGACACCATGGGCGAAGTTGAAGTCCCGAGTGAGGCCATGTGGGGTGCACAGACTCAGCGCAGCTTACAGAATTTTAAAATCGGGCAGGAACGTTTGCCTCGTCCCATGATTCGCGCCATGGGCTTAGTGAAAAAAGCCGCGGCCATGACCAATGCAGAACTGAACCAGATTCCTCAAGAGCTGTCGCACTATATTGTTGATGCAGCTGAAGAAGTGATTGAAGGCAAATGGGATAGCCAGTTTCCGCTGGTGGTGTGGCAGACCGGTTCGGGCACGCAAAGTAATATGAACTGTAATGAAGTGATTGCCAATATTGCCAACCAGAAACTTGGAAATCCGCTGGGTGCACAAAAGCCAGTCCATCCGAATGACCATGTGAACCGCGCCCAATCAACCAACGATTCTTTCCCGACCGCGATTCATGTGGCTGCCAGTTTACAGATTAATGAACTGTTAATTCCGGCAGTGACCCGTTTAAGAGATACCTTGCAGGCCAAAAGCGACGCCTTTGCCGATATTGTGAAAATTGGCCGTACCCATTTACAGGATGCGACGCCTTTAACGTTAGGCCAGGAATTTAGCGGCTATGTCTCACAGCTCGATCATGGTTTAAAACGTTTGCATCAAGCCCTAGACGGTTTATATGAACTGCCGTTGGGTGGCACCGCCGTAGGAACCGGTTTAAATGCCCATCCGGACTATGCGGAAAAAGCCGCACAGCAACTGGCCAGCCTGACCGGTTTGGCTTTTGTTACTGCGCCGAACAAGTTTGAAGCTTTGGCTGGACGTGATGCTGCGGTATTTGCTTCCGGTGCCTTAAAAACTCTGGCTGTGAGCTTAAATAAAATTGCCAATGACATACGCTGGCTGGCCAGTGGGCCGCGCTGTGGTTTTGGTGAAATCCGTATTCCGGAAAATGAACCGGGTTCAAGCATTATGCCAGGTAAAGTCAATCCGACCCAGAGTGAAGCCATGACCATGGTGGTGGCGCAAGTGCTGGGTAATGATACGACGATTAATATGGCTGGGGCTTCGGGTAATTTCGAGCTAAACGTATTTATGCCAGTGATTGCTTACAACCTGTTACAGTCGATTCAGGTATTGGGAGATGCCTGCAACAGCTTTAACGATCACTGCGCCGTGGGAATTGAGCCGAACCGTGACAAGATTGATCATTTCCTGCATAACTCGCTGATGTTGGTGACGGCATTGAATCCGGTAATTGGTTATGAAAATGCTGCCAAAGTCGCGAAAACTGCCTATAAAGAAGGGAAAACCTTAAAACAGGTGGCGGTGGAGCTGAATCTGGTCACTGCCGAACAGTTTGATGACGTGGTACGGCCAGAAAATATGGTTTCACCGAATGCGAAATAAGTGTTGCATCTACCGGGATGGAATATGAGCAGCCATCCCGGCGGGCTAAAATATCTTGCCTCATCACAACTATTTTTCCATCAGAACCTGTGCATGAAAGTGCAAAGTAGCTATAAAAAGAAAACCCAACATATGGATTGCTATATGCTGGGTTAGTTTGCGCTACTTAGTTATTACAGGCCATCTTCTCATTTTTAATGACCTTGACTGCATCATAAGCCTAGAATGTGACAATAAAAAGAATTGGTAAAATTTTGGAAAAGAAATGTGAAGTATCCAGCAAAACTTGGCTCTAAATACCACATAGATATTTAAAATTTATGAAATTATTATGATTTAGTTTAGGAAAATGAATATAATTCAGGCCGCTGGGAAGCGTATCTCATTTCTTTATTGACTCTTTTGAAACTCTTTTTGCTTATGAATTTTAAATTATTGGGGGCTGCGGCTCTATTGGCGGGTTTAACCAAAACTGTAGTGGCAATGCCGTTTGATCCTTTAATCGGGACATGGAAAGTGATTGATGATCGAACCGGTTATTATGTGTCAGAAATCGTGATTCGTAAAAATTCTAAAACACAGCAGTATAGCGCCGTGGTGAGCAAGCATTATCCGGCCGCCGGAGCGGTGAATCCGGACGTTTGTGGCAAATGTGAAGGGGCTTTAAAGAACCAGCCGATTTTTGGCATGGAAGTGCTGAAAGGCATGACCGGCAACTATAAGCAGTTTAAGCAAGGTCAATGGCTGAATACCCAGGATGGCCGTACCTATACCATTGAAGCGCAATTGAATGATGGCAAAGACCAGATGAAAGTATTTGGTAAAGCGCAACAGAGCAATACAACCAGTGCCATGACCTGGAAAAAGCTCTAATGACCTCTGGTTGTTGAGCGGGTTCTAAAAACCATTTAACTTCGTGTTAGATGGTTTTTCTTTTTTTATGAATCTAAGAATTCAAAATATTTCAATTCCCCCATTTTTCTTCCTCTCAATTGAGTTGCTGCATTTTCTCGATCTGCCAGAAAAACCAGAATAATTTTTTAAATAGACATAAAGTTATGTTATAACATAACACTTTTTACAAGGGGGCTCGCATGAAAGAGTGTTGTAAAAGATATGAATAGTGGAAGGATAATATTTTTCATAAAGAGATTATCTTGGGTAAAAGTGAATTTATGTTTTTTATAAGAAGAGATTAGGTTCACAAAACCAGCTTTGTCATTAGGTTTGCAGTATAGCTCAACTCCGGTTTAACAACTATGCGTTGAATATTGGGTTTGGGTGGTTTTTCTTAAATTGCACTTTACAATGACAGCGAGGCAGTCGATTAGAGGTTGAGGATGCCTCCGAGTTTTGAATACTATTAAACTTATCTTAAAATTATAATAATTTTCTATTAATAATTCATTTAAAATGGCTTGGGTTGGCTAATTTTTGGCATAAAATATGTAATATTATGCAAATATATAAATTATAAATTTATATATAATTTCCAGCAGAATCTATCGCTGTAGTTTCTTTCTTTTTACTGCCTCCTCCTCTAGGGAGGCATTTTTTTTGAGGAGAAAAATTATGCTCCATCTTCTATTCACTTTATTTGGCCTGTATGAGGTGACTGAAATCGACTACCTGCTCGATGAAGAAGGGAATGAAACGTGTAGCAATGGTTTAGATGAAGAGCATTAACAGTGCTCATCCCTATTGCTTCTTTCTCTTGATCAAGACCTAAAAAGCTCACCCACTGGTGGGCTTTTTTATGGCTTTATACATTGCTCCGGAAATTACAATCTGTACAAAAAATGATCAAAGTTGAATGTGAAAGCTACAAATTTGAATGATAGTTTAAATCTAGATCTTCCAATAGGTGAGGTGAGCAATGAAACTATTAGCTTTGATTGGTGTAGGACTTGCAGCAAGTTATTGTTATATCAATATAAAGAACAAAAGCTTAAGTCTGTCCAATCCAGATTTCGATGAAAGCATCCACAAAGTCGTTGTTCAGGACTTTTGGGTTTAGTGGGTAATTTTTTGTTTAGATTGTCGAAATAGGATAATTTAATTGAATATTAATTTTTATGAGTGTCATATTATGACAACTTGTAAAATTTCTATTTATATAAAATTTGTATCAGAGCGATCTTCTGATTTTCTCCCAACGCCGTCCTCCGGAACAGGAGGCAGATTATTAAGAGCAGAATATTATGATCCAGTTCCTTCTTTGTCTGTTTAGCTTTCATGGCGCAACTGAAGTCGAATACACGGGTGATGATGAAGAAATTCGGCGCTGTCAGGATTGTCTAAAAGAGCGTGAATAGGCGCTATACCCGCATCCATAGAGTATAGAAAAATTACCGGCTTGGCTTAGAAGGGATCTTTTTTGACTTTTTTAATTTCAAGGGCAATCAAGATTGAGGCAAAAATGAGCAGTCCGCCAATGATCAATAACAAGGAATCATTTGCCTTGAATCCAACCCAGAAACTCAGGCCACTGCTGACTACACAGCTTAACAGTAGAACAATTAAAATTCCGTATTTCATGATACATCTCACATTAATTTTTTTAATCCTGTGATGATATACCTGTACTGTGAACCGCTTGTGAAAGGAAAAATATAGGTGTAACTGGAGGGGACTCACTATACGCAGTGTTGTGATCGTTAGGAGATGAGAAGGTTTTTTTGACGCTTACTTGCTACTTAAGTCAACACACGCCAAGCGTTCACGATGCAGAGCATGATTAAGGAAAGGCAAAGGTAGAACACAAACTCGCTGCTCGTCGAGCTGGCCTGATCAAGCCTGTAGTAATAGAAAATAAAAACTAAAAATAGGATCACAATAAGAAAAAGCATCGTTATTTTTTAAGTCTGAGATATCTCAGTATAATAGAGGAGAGTGCATTGAAGGCAAAACAGCGTGTCATTTTAATCTGGAGTTTTCGTGCTTATTGAACGACTAGATATTGATTAATATAAGATTCAAACTCAAGAACCTAATTAAAGAAAAACCATCTACTAGCCCCGAATCAAAGTTTTTAAAAAGTTAAAAGCCTTCGAACCGTTTAAAGTCATCTTTCCAGATTGAAGAATTTTAGAGCTAAAACCATCCTCATGTAGACGCATGGCTTAAATAACATTGAATAAGATGTCATAATTGCTAAAATGCGATTCGTTTTTTATTACAGTTTTACAGGCTAAGAAATAAAGCTTTGTAAAACAGCAATCTAACTAGGAAAATTTTCAATGCTTGATATCTATTTAACGGATGTTCAGAAAAAGGTGCAATTTACCGATTATCCGGGTGAGCATCCTGTTAAATTTATTTTAAATTTTAAGAAAATTTTCCCAAGTGTGATGGAGCTGCTGCTGCCGGTGCTGCCTGAAAATGAAAACCTGGAAGACATGACCTGGGAATCAACCACGGCAGATCTGGAATTTTTTAAATTGCTGCTCAGTGGTTGGGGCCTGATTGAGCTACGTTTAAATGCTATTGCGAAATATAAAGATCGCGCTTTTGCAGACCGTTTGGTGAAGCAAGCACAGCAAAAACGTCAGGACTATAAAAAATTACAAAGCCAATTGGCGACAGTAGAGCTGGACTATCTGTTTATGCATGAAGTTCATGCACAAATTGATGCTGAACTGGTCGAGCTGGGTGAAAAATTCTATTTACCGACCCTACGTGAATTGTGGCAGGGTAAAGTGGCGGCCAATGTCTTGAATGCACAATTCTAAACGGCATCTGCATTCTCTAAGTATATAAAAATCCCCATGTAATAAACTACATGGGGATTTTCTTTAGGAGGTAGATATTTAAAACCTGCTTTCCATCATCCAGTTTTAAAACCAGTCACTGTGCATCGACAGGCAGGTATCATCAAATTCACTCAGTAATTTGGCCTGATGTTCAATTTCCGGTAATTCCCAGCGAATGAAATAGCGCGCCGCTTGCAACTTGCCTGCTAAAAATTGCTGATCTTCTGCCAACTCAGACTGGCCTAACTGCTGTTGCGCCTTGTTGGCCATATCCAGCCATAACCAGGAAATAATCACTTTAGCCATCATATCTAAATACAGGGTAGAATTGGCCAAAGCCTCACTGGTCTGACCTTGCATAAGCGCCTGTCCCAGTTTTTGTGTGGTGCTTTGTACCGTAGCCAGATGTTTGCAGAATTTGCTAGACAGATCCAGAATGGTTGGATGCTGAATCTGTTCCAGCGTGGTGTTGATGCGTTGCATCAGCAGATTTAAGCCTTTGCCATTGTGCTGCCATAATTTACGGCCGAGTAAATCCAGTGACTGAATACCAAAAGTGCCTTCATGAATCGGATTTAAGCGATTATCCCGATAATACTGTTCTACTGGATAATCACGGGTATAGCCGGCACCGCCGAGCACCTGAATTGCCAGATCATTGGCTTTCGGGCCATAGGCAGAGGGGAAGGACTTGACCACAGGCGTGATCAGATCGAGCAGAATGGCGCTATCTTCCGAGCCACCCGCCTGATGTTCATCAATCAGGCGTGCGGCAAACAGACACAATGCCAAAGCACCTTCTACATAGGCCTTTTGCGCTAGCAACATCCGTTTCACATCGCTATGTTCAATAATATTGACCGGTTTGCTATCGCTATTTTTTTCACTGGCCAGTCGGCCTTGCGGACGGTTTTTGGCATATTCCAGCGATTCCAAATAACCGCGATAACCAATCATCGCGGCGCCCAGTCCGACACCGACACGCGCCTCGTTCATCATTTTGAACATATATTTCAGGCCCTGACCAGCTTCACCAATCAAATAGCCTAAGCATTGGTCATTTTCACCAAAATTCAGCACAGTCGATGTTGTCCCGCGATAGCCCATTTTATGTAACAGGCCAGCCAGTTTGACATCATTGCGTTCACCCAGCGAACCATCTTCATTGGTCAGGAATTTCGGCACAATAAACAGTGAAATGCCTTTGACACCTTGCGGCGCATCCTGAATCCGTGCCAGCACCAGATGCACAATATTTTCAGTAATGTCCTGATCACCCCCAGAAATAAACATTTTCTGGCCTTTGATTTTGTAGCTGCCATCGGGTTGTGGAATGGCTTTGGTGGTCAGATCACCCAGAGAGGAACCGACGTTCGGCTCGGTCATGGCCATGGTGCCGGAAAAGCGGCCATTGAACATTGACGGGACAAAGGTTTGTTTCTGCTGCTCGGTACCGAAGGCCTGAATCAGATTGGCTGCGGCCGCGGTTAAAAACGAATAAGCCACAGTGGCAGGATTGGCCGACATAAAATAGGCATTGGCAGCCATATTAATCAGGGTCGGAAGCTGCATACCACCCTGATCATAATCATGCTGGGCACATAACAGACCGGCCTGGGCAAACTGTTGCCAGGCCTGTTTCACTTCGGCAATGGTATGTACCTGTGTACCATCAAAATGCGGTTCTTGCGCATCACCTTTGGCATTGTGTGGGGCAAAATAGTCTGCTGCAATGCCGCGCGCCGTATCTAAAATGCTGTCGAAGGTGGCTTTGTCATGTTCCTGATAACGTTCCAGCTGGGTCAGCTGTTCGGCTGCAAATACCTGATAGAGTAAAAAATCCAGATCTTTTTGATTGATGAGTGCGGTCACGGGACGCC